CCTTTGAAGGAATTGCCAGCAGGAGAAGGGTTAACTCTTTTCGGTACGCTCATGACTTCGTACCTAGCTGGATTCCATAATATCAAACTAATTCTACTTTGTAAACTTAAATAAATTGATTGTTGGTAATTTCATTTGTTGGTTTTCTGCCAAACAAACGAACAGCCTGAGCGTTCATATTCGCATATTCAGACTTGGTGAAGATGCCTTTAGCGTTCCTGATGTCAAACGGATTAAGCAGATCACGAGGCTCTTCAACCTTTTCAGCCTCAATCATGTGTGGCTCTAGGGTGTACTGAGAAACCCAAGAACGACCTAACTTAATTTTCCCAATTTTTAACTTCTTCTTGTAGCTCATCTTTGTGCAACAAGCTGCAATGGACAGTCTTGGTATGCCTGTCAAGTCTTCTATTTGATAGGAAGTAAGTGGGCCGTTTTGTAATGCTCTGATAACTGCTTCTTGGGTCATTTGTAAAGGTTCTCCAGGTTAATTGTTCGGTTTAGATGGAGTTCTAGCGTTCTGGCAAGCAAAGCTGTTACAGCCGCATCAAAGTCCTCTGGTTCAGTTGTATAAGCATCTGCCATTGTTTGAGAGTACCCAAGCAAGGCTTCAGCGCATCTTTTTTCAAGTATTTCAGTTTTCATGCGAGTAGCCTAACATGATAAAAAAGTTGCGTAAATTAGGGAAAACCCCTATGTAAATTCAGGAAACTGTGTGGCACATTATCGGTGTGGGCAAACAGTAACCCACGCTTAACAGGAGTAAATATGCCGATTCTTAATGGAAAAAAGGTCATTGACCTAGAAGTAGATGGAGTAGATAGCAGAGACTTTCCAGACTTCTCTGATGCCTACTTTTCAAGTGGATGCTATGAAGATGGAACACCATTGACAGAAGATGAGTTAAACAAGCTCACCGATCTGGCGGGTGATGTTCTGTGGACAATGGCTTACGAGAGTTTCCACTGATGAAAACACTATTTGAGTTCTTTGTGGAAGAGTTCTCAGACATCCACTACTGCCCTTATTGCCTGGCAATCAAAGGGGATAAAATAGTTTGCTGCCAAGAAGCAGACTTTACTAAGTTCAAGGATTTATATATTGAACAACAAAAAGAAATAATCAATGCTGAATTAGATGAAAATCAAAGGAGTTAATATGTCAATAGAAATGCTACTTAAAAAGAACGTCAACGATCACGTTGAGAAGAAGAATGGCCTATCCTACCTATCATGGGCATGGGCATGGGCAGAGGCTCTCAAAGCTGATGCAAAGGCTTCCTACAAGATAGAAATGTTTGGCGACAAGTGTTTCATGGATATCAATGGCACAGCAATGGTGTTCGTAACAGTTACCATGTTTGATAAGCCAATGACTTGCCAGCTTCCCGTGATGGACTATCGAAACAAGGCCATCCTTAACCCTGATGCGTTTGCAGTAAACACGGCAATCATGCGCTGCATGACCAAAGCCCTGGCACTACATGGCCTCGGTCTATATTTGTATAGCGGTGAAGACGTCCCCGAAGAGGGTGATAAGTTTGAGAAAATCATTATCAGCCCAACCCAAGGCGCACAAAATGACGTTCCAATTGAGGAACTAAGGTATCTTGAAGAAGTGGCAATAGAATTGATTGCCATGTGTGAGCAAGGTGATCCAAGGGCAGCCTTGGTTAGGTTGGATGAAGAGAACCTAGATAACGAGCAAAAGATCGCTCTATGGACTCTCATGCCTAGTAAAGTAAGAAATGCGTTAAAGAAAGCAAAGGAAATGTGATGGAAAAGAAAGATAACAGTGGTGTTTTGTTCCGCAACGACAAAAAAGAGTCAGAGAAACATCCCGATTACAAAGGGAATATTACTGTAAATGGTCAGGATTTCTGGCTCAGTGCTTGGATTAAAGAGGGCAAGTCAGGCAAATTCATGGGTTTAGCAGTATCACCCAAAGAAGACTATCAGCCCAAACAAGCCCCTAAGAAGTCCAACTTTGATGACTTGGACTCACTTCCTTTTTGAGTTAATATAAACCCGAGGGGAGAGCTGTGCAAAGGATTTTCCTAGCTTGCAGACGAGCAGTTTTCCCCTCACCTAATAGGAGTTAATGATGACATTAGATAAAACATGGTTTGGTGGTGCAGTAGAGAGATTCTTTGGCTCACCAGCCTTTAAGTTGGTTAGAAAAGAAGACCCCACAACAAGCCATCAGGCGGCTCAAGCAGTAGATAGCACCAAGCTAGAACAAATGGTCTACGAGGCCATTAAGAGCCATCCAGATGGGTGTATCTCAGACGAGATACTAGAGATGTATCCAAACTACCCATATTCCTCAATAACAGCAAGGTATCGTGCTTTGTTGGACAAGGATTTAATTGAAGTAACGGGTGTCAAACGTGGCAAATTTGGCAGAAATCAACGAGTGATGAAAGCGAAATAATGATAGAAAAACCACCTTATTCCAAGATTAGTTATCCTTCTGTGCCAAACAAAGACTTTAAGTGGTCTTCAGGATCAGATGTCCAAGCAATCTGGAGAAAGTTTGGGTGGACTCCACCCTCTGAGAATATGCTGCCACCACCACCCGAGAAATATCAAGAGCCTCTGCGGAGGGTGCGGTAGTTACTTAGCCAACAGATAAAGCCCCACATTGCTAAAGGCGTACCCTGCGTACACGATAGCCATGTGTGGGTTATCTTTCCAAAGCTGCTCACCAGCAATATAGGCGTAGATTGCCCCTGTCAAGATGATTAGCCAAGCACTCAAAATGCACCTACATCAATTACTTCGCCCCTAAACTGAATCTGATTTTCTTCAAATTTATGGACGAGTTCAGGCCATAAAAGCTGACCATTGAAGAAGTTTAACACTGCAAAACCTGATCTGTGATTGCTAGGGTTTATCTCTGCATAAGTAAATTGTGGGCCATCTGTCTCAGCCAAAGTCCCTGTATCTACACCATATCGAATCCCGTTATAGTCGTTAAATGGCGTGACTTTTAGACTATGCAAGTGTCCAGTAACTACTGACACACCAGCGTTAACTGTATTGTTGTGAGTAGCATGAACACCACCTTTGTATCGGTGCTTGATAATCACATCCTCGTTAGGCCATACCGCCCAACAAAACTCCCAATCAAGGAAGTGGTCTGTCAGTTTAAAACCTAATACTTCTTTGTATTGTGGTGCGTGTTGCGCTAATCTGTTGCCAAACCTAACATCGTGATTGCCCCATGTAAACAGGAGCTTTACATTATGTCGGACAGACTTTGCAATCTCCTCTATTTCGTTAAGCGCACCCTGACAAGCCTTTAGTTCTTGGATAACAGTAGTCGCTGGTTGTTCAGTTACGTCATGTCGGCTTATAGAAGCACCATCAAACGCATCCCCGTTACAGATAATGGCTTTGGGCTTGAACTCTTGGATAGCCCATAGAAGCCCTTTAAATGCTGTTGAGCGTTGACCAGGTATGAAGTGAGCGTCAGAGAAGACTATGACAGTCCCATCTAGGATGCCAAGTTCTACTTGCTTTAAAGGGGAGAAAGACTTGGGTCTGTTTTTGTTATACAAATCCCCTCGATGGTCTTTCGCATTGAGGGTCATGTTGTATTCTTTTTCAATCCACCTTCTGCGTAAATGGACTGCCCTGTTATTTATACCAAGGTGTTCTGCCATTCTTTGTGCAGATTGAAGTTGACCCCATAGTTGGATAAACTCCATGTCGGTACAGGTTTCATTATGAGCGCCCATTGGTATCCTTAGACAGTAACTTTTCTAAAAGGTTAATGACTCTATGCTCTTGCATTTCCACTTCATCTTGAGATGATTTAGGGTCTTGCGCCACAGTCATTAAATCGTGCAGAAACACATGAAGCAACTCATGTAAAGCAGTCTGATCCAGAGACTCAGGTGTGATCTTCTCAGCACCAAAGTCACCTAGTCTATAAGTAGCCAATCGAGCAGAAGTATTAAACTCAACAGAAGCCATAGCAGCCTTTGCTGGTTTACTTCCTTTTTCAATTCTCCAATCACCCAAACTAAGCACTTGTTGCCACTTTTTGACACTTTGTGCGAAAAGTTTTGCATCTTCTGGTGTAGGAATGTTAGGCATTTCAACACCTTATACAGTATTTATGACAATTTAATTTAAGAAGCAAGCACAAGTAAGGCGTGATCTATGTGCTTTATGCGGTCTTCTAGCCCTATAAACCCACCATTTATCTTCTTGGTTAAGGTTCTGTAATCCTTGTTATCAGCATATTGGTTCAGCTTTTGGACATCCCAAAACCACCCTGCGGTGAGTGCTGCATACATGGGAGTAGCAACAAGTTCAGGTTGCATTACAAAATCCACCCCTAGAGCCTGACCTGCATGGAAATAGTTTGCATGGCCTGTCAATTGGATACATCCTCGGCCTCGGAAACGATACCCATCCCCAGAAGCCTCATCCCTGTTTCCCATACGATTAGAGTAAACAGTATTGGCAATCAACTTAGGATTACGAGCGCAAGCCTGTGCCTTGGCAGCGTCAAACCTCTTAGGCCATAACTTCTGCAAAGCCTCTGCACGATAGTTTAAATTCTCTTCAAGTATTCTGAAGTTCCCACATTCATGCCCACATTGACCAATGAAAGCCGCTTTTCTAAGTGGATTCATAATGTCAAAACGCTCAAAAGTGGCATTCAGGGCATCTACCCACTCTTCACCAATATGAAGTTGTCGGAGTTGTTCTTTACTGACCATTGACTAATCTCCTTACTTCTTCGTAGGCGGCAACGCAGGAGTTAAGTTTGACGATGGCTTTGTCTCCGTCTGCTGCGATGTCGATAAGAGCTGCAATAGTTTGTCGCTCAAGTTCGCTTTCATCGGGCTGGCTGGATTGTGGATTTCCAGTGGCAATGGGGGTACTTGCATTGGCTTGTGGACAACTTGCGGTTGGGAGCCGCAGCCGACCAGTCCTAGCAAGCTCATGCATAGCAGACTGTTTTTTCTTGACATCATCTTGGGCCTTTCTGAGTTTCGTTTCCTGATCTTGCAGTTTCTCGCCAAGCTCTTTCTCTTTGGCTCTGGCTTCATCATTCTTTTGGGCAATGGCGATTTTCATGTCGTTATCACGCTCTAGCCACCCATAGTGGTGTCCCACTTGGTATGTACCAAAGAGAGATACCAAAGCACCCACGATTAACCAAGGCAAAGGGATTGGGAACATTATTCAGCCTCTTTTCTTGCTTGAGCCAATTCTTCACGCTCATGGTCATCTTCTAAGTGGTCAGGAGGAGTAGTGGGAGGAGGGCCAGGTGTCCATGATTCATCCAACTCTGGGTTCTTCCAAACAGGCATAGCACCAAAAGGTTGACTAGGCAAACCATACGCAGATTGCGGAGGGGCATAGGACGAGTTAAAACCGCCCATAGAGCCTCCATAGCCCATTGGTTGACACATTGGTTGCGTTGGAGGATTAAACGCTCTGGCGGCACTAGACATAGCCCGTTTGCCAATAACTCCACCGATACCGCCCACGATCAGTAGAACAATGTCGTTCAGCATCTTGGTATAGGCTTGGTCAATCGGGGCCATACTTTTGATTGGCTGAGTCACAAACGTGACCGAGTAGAGCAAAGCACCAACAATAAACATGAGGATAAGCGTGACCGCAATCACGACAAACCCCCAAATTCTTACCTCTATCTCTTCAGTTGTTAGGTTTAACTTCGTCAATCTTTTTCTCCAAAATTGGTGCTACTAAGTACTCAGGGCAAGTCTGAGTGAATTGGCATCTAGGTTTTTGACAAGGTTCAGCATGGAAGTTGTCTGGGTTTTGGCAAAAATAGCGATATTTCTCATCGCATCCAGTTAGCAGTAAAAGAAGCAATAAATATCTCATTTACCTAATCCTATTCTACCTAGCAGTAAATTAACGATTCTGTCCGATAAGTCATCAGGCAAAAATTTGAGGAATCCAAGAGCGTATAAAGCTACACATCCGTAAACGAATATTTTTAGGCACAAGTCAAAGGTTTTCTGATACTCATTCACCGACCACACCTTCTAGTGGCTTCACAGAATGTCATCAACTCATTTACGCCAATAAAGACTAAAAACAAAACAAAGCAGACTCCACCTATTGCCAAGCCAATCTCTAGTTGTTCTTGCTCTTTCTCTTTAGCTTCTTTCTCTGCCTTCTTTAAAGCACTAATCTCTTTAGCATCTGCCAAGTCCATCTCTGCTTGACGGGCTTTAATCTTCTGCCATACGTCAATCTTGCCTGTTTGCATAAAGAGCATCTTTAACTCTTCCTCGAATGCCCTAGCCTGTTCTAAAGCCATCTCAATCTGGAGAGCAGTCCCCATGTTTGAGCCTTTGCCAGACTGTTTAGCCTGAAGCATTGCTTTTGTAGCTACAGACTTAGCGTCAAATAGCTTACCAATCATGGGCGCAAGTGAGCCTAAGTCATTGGCAACATTAGCCGCCTTCTTGACCATGCTGATTGCTGACTGTATGCCAGCTAAAGCGGTTAGAGGATCGATGGGAATCATCTCTTATCTACCTTTTGCCACTCAAGGCATACTACTTTTCGGTTGTAAACATCACCTGTCCATGCCCACCTGACACACCTGTATTCAGTTTTTTCCTTACTAGATACTACCAATGTAAACAACACTGACAGCACTAGTAGCCATTTCACGGGTACGCCCAAACAATAATGTAACTACAAAAGATTACAAAACAAAGAATGAGGGCTGCTACTGAGATAGCAAACAGCCCGTCTTTCATTGTCAATACGACAAAGGTATTTTTGCCCTTGCCGCCTCCATTAACAAAGAATTTAAGCTACGAACTGCACGACCTGTTCCCTCTTCATCACCCTTCTCTTGCGAAGCCATTGATCTACCCATTTCAGTTTTTAATTCGGCATTAAAAATTGCTTGACGTTGTTGGTCAATAGTTGTTGTTGGTTGCGGAGGTGGCGCAGTTAACTCAGGTGGAAGTTCAATGTTTTGCTCAGAAGGCATGGCTGAAATTTCTGGTGGCAATTCAATATCGAAAGGCATTTCAGATGGTTCTTGCACAGTTTGTTCTTGTGGAGCAGAAACAACACCACCAGTAACCAAAGGACGCAAATCATCAAGTGATTTAGCTGACAACATCATTGCACGACCCGCTTTTGTATCAAATACAGTACGAGATAAAGCTTCTATAGCCCTATTGACAGGAACGGCAGCAATAGCCGCACCCGTAGGGCCACCTACTAATGCTCCAACACCAACCCTTGCGCCTTGTGTAATAGCCTCATCTAGTCCAGAACCAGCCGCTTGACGGGTCATAGAGCTTGTTAAGAAGCTATATTTATTCAGCAATGTATCAAGGTTTTCGTCAACAAATGGTTGCAAGTTTGTTTTTCTTGATTGCAAGAATGTAGAAAACTTGATTGGATCAAATGCGCCAGTACCAACATCGGTTGCTTCTTTTCTTGCAGTATCAAAGGTAGCCGCAGCAACATCTTGCTTAATGTCTGGTGGCAGAACTTTAGCAATCATCATTGATGCTCGTTTTGCACCTTCTTGACCAGTAGACTCAGCAGAGACAATTCTGTTTACCAACTTAGAAATATCAGTTTTAAGTTCCCCAGAATTAGGGTCTTTAATCATCGTCATTGCCAAATCAGCATCACGCAAAGGAATTACATTTCCTCTCCAATATTGTCTAGCAGTTGAAAAAGCATCAGATACAGCTTGATTTTGAGTCAAAGACTGACCCCAATTTTCAATATCCCGATCCATTGCATCTAAGACTTCGTTTAAACGAGTTGTTTCTTTAGCACCAAATTTATTCTGTGCTTTTGCAACTTGCAAGGCATCAGTTAAGCCTTCTCTTGCTTTGCGGATGTCATTAAAAGTAAAGTCTGTCGGGCCTTTAATCTCTGGAATAAATGGCCTTCCACTTTCGCTAACAATCAATCCAGCTTCTTGCTTAACTTCTTCTTTACCAAGTTTTGAACCAAAAGACGATAATTTAGCTTCCAAACTAGGACGCTCAAGAACTTTAAACAAGTCGCCATACTCTGAAATAACATTATTAACAGCCGTTTCAGTCTCAGTTGGTCGAATTTTTGAAAGTTCATTCTGTGTAGCTAAAGTATCTAATTTTGAATATAAACGATTGCCTTCTTTTGTGGCGCTTGTATAGTTTGTTGCAACAGCTTTGGCAATATTCTCACCCGCTTTGCCAGAATATTCAGCACCACCAGTGATTGCTTTTTCTACAGTACCACCAGCCTTTTGAAGTTCTTTGGCATTCTGCTTTAGACGATCTGCAACACCACCAGCCCTCAATCTATTCATTGCTTCAGCCGCACGAGTAGCATCATCACCAGTAAAATCACCAAGTAATTTGGGACTAATCCCAAGAGAAGCAGAAGCATCTTTTACTGCTTGAATATTGCTCTTAAAGTCAAAGTTAGTGACTTTTTCTATTGGTCTTCCAACTACACCAAGAACAGCAGTTGCACCACCACTGATTAAGCCCGCTTGAGTAGCCACTTCTTGTCTGCTTTCGCCCTCTTTAACTGTCTTAGTTAGACCTTCCCAAAGACCACCGAACAAACCTTGCTTCAATATTTGAGCAACTTTTCCACCCGCACCAAACCAACCTAAAGTAGAGGCGGGAGCAGCAATGATTAGTTCGCCAACAATCTCACCTGCCGCACCAATTACTTTATTGTCATAAGACAATCTATCTGGTTGTTTGGCAAGTTGAGCGTTAAATTTATCAAGTGTTTGCTGTTTTGTTAAACCAGTCATAGTGCCGAGTTCAAGCACCGATTGCATGATTCCTTCAGCAAGTTCATTAGCTTTGTTAACTTTACCTTTTTCAAAGTCAGTCAAGTACTTCTGTTGCAGTTTATCTGCATCAGTTTTATTCTTCCACTGGTCAAACAATCCCATGACTTAACTCCTTAAAGTTTGCCAGCATTACGCAAGGCTTGTTCGGCTTGCGCACGAGTAATAGTTCTATTAAATTGATTTTTTTGATATTCAATAGTGCTGTTAATCATTTGCTCTTTAGTCATTTTGCCTGTTGTAGCCACAGGCTTGGGAGTTGGCCTTGGCTCAGATGGCTTAGTAGAAGTCTCTTGTACTGGTTTTTGTTGTTCTTGAGACTCAGGTGTTTTAGGAGTTTCTGGTCTACCTTGAGATTGCAAAGATGTCCTTTTTGCGTTAAGTTCTCGCTCAAGTTTTTTCTCTGCTCTTTGTAAACCTTCGATTGCACCAATCATCCTAGCTTGACTTAAAAATGTTGTTGTACTTGCAATTTGATCTTTTGCCCGTTCAGCATCACCTTCCGTTTGAGTGCCTTTTGCCATCAACAGTAATGTATTTACACGTTCAGTTAATGCACGTTTAATTTCATCTTTTTTAACTTGAGAGCCTTGTTCTTTAAGTCCCAAAGCTGGAAGTACTGTCGCACCTAGTATGTCTAATGTGTTAGAAGTAGCGTCGTATACAACTTCCTTGTTAATCAAAGATTTTAAGAATGAATCTAATTCAGGGGCAGAATTTTCTAGCTTCGTTAGACTTGCTGCAATTTCGCCAATCTCTTTTTGTGAACCAGCAGGTATATTTCCCGCTGTTGCTTGTTGAACAGTTGGTTTTGGAACTGTTGTAGCACCACCTTCAGTAGTAGCACCCATCTCTTTGTATGCCAACGGAAATGCTTTGGATGGGTCTGTAGCCGCTTGAGTAATCATTTGACCACTTGCTTGGTCAAGATAACTGCGAGGCTTTGATAACATCTGTCCTGAAATATTAGCATTAGCTAATTCTGTAAGAGTAGGCTTCTCACCTTTCTGCAACTTAGTTTCAACAATTCTTAATGCCTGAATATAACGTTCATCACCAGTAAGTTTTTCTGGTTGTAATGCTTTAAGAGTTTGTGCTTGGTTAAGTGCAATTTTTGATTGTGATTCAGCTAATGATTTAGCTTTTTCAATCAATCCTACAGCAAACTCACCATCTCCAAGACCTGCGGCTTGCTTTGCTACAGAAACAAAAGACTCTGGATCATTTACGTCAAGTTGCTGAAGTAATTGATTACGTTGCGACATTTTCTTCATTTGTGGGTCTTCTACACCTAAAGCACCCGCAATAGCACCACCAAGCCCTTTAGCACCTGCATAGGTCATTGCCGCACCCCTAGAAGCAGGGTCTAGTTGAGCAAGGTCAATACCTTCTTGTAAAGCACTTCTACGCTGTTGCTCACCATACATTTGTGGGTTCAGTCCAAACAGACCCGCTACGATATTTTCTGCCATGATGATTCCTTACAAGAATAAACCGAGGTCTTGATTGCCGTAATAGTTACCAGCTCCAAATGTTGTTGCTGGTGCGCTCATGGCTGTTGTTGGCGGTACACCACTAAACATTCCACCTACATATTGTCCAAAGGCAGGATTAGCCGCTAAACCACTTATTGCTGAAGCATAAGGATTATTTGTTGCCGCTTTTCCTGTTGCCAACTCAACGCTTGCACCCGCACCTCTTAGTCCTAATTGACCAACATTAAAGCCCGCTTGAGCCGCTGTTTGACCAAGATTAGCACCCATTTGTAAAGGTTGTTGTGCCAATTGTTCCAAGCCTTGAACTTGTCCCAAAGCAGTCGTATAAGGTGCATAAGCCGCTTGTTGACCACCATAGTATTGACCCATAGCTTGTGAGCCTTGACCCAATAGACCCGCACCAAACAACACATTTTGTTGACCATACTGTTGAGCATTAGCCGCCAATTGAGCCTCTTGTTGCGCTCTAGCGTTATACAGAGCTTGCAACTCAGGAGTGGTAGCACCCATAGTACCGCCTTGAGCTACAGAAAGACCACCACGACCTTGTTGTTGCAGTCTGTTTTGCAGATTAGCAAGTTCAGTCTCACGACCAGGTTGTAACAAAGCCATCTGCTGATTGAGATAGTTCTGTGCAACATCTTGAGGGTTTTGAGCCAAATACTGATTGCCCAAACCAAACAAACTTTGTGCGCCTGTTTGAAGGGGAGCAAATGCTTGTTGTGCGCCTTCTGCTTGTTGAATACCAGACTCAGCAAGTCTTACAAATCTATCTTGAGCCGCTTTAGCTTCAGGGCTTAAAGTGTATCCTGCGCTAGTCAATTGCCCTGTTACGGGATCAAAACCAAACTGTGAAGCACCAAACCTAGTAGTCATACCAATAGGTCTGAACTGAGCAGCTGTTTTAGCCGCAGCAGTCTCTCTGTCAATCATAGCTTGCGCTTTTTGAGCCGCTTCACGGGATGTTTGTTGTTGGAGAAGACCCGCACCAGTTTGTGCAGTAGATTGGAACAAAGCCGCAATCTGAGCCGCAGTTAAACCTGATTTTAACAAGTCAGCAACAGGAGGAATAACAGGAGGAATAACTGTCGGAGGAATTACAGGTGGCACTACAGGTGGCACTACAGGTGGAACTACAGGAGGCACTACAGGAGGTACAACTGGAGGTACAACTGGAGGGACAATGGGCGGTACAACAGTAGGAGTTAGCAAGCCAGGTATAGTTGCAGGTGGTGTCCCCGCTAAAGCACCTCCTCCTACAGCTAAATCTTGAGCAGTTAATGCCGCAATTTGAGCCGCTGTCAAACCAGTTGCGCCAACAGTAGCATTAGCTAAAGCCGCATCGAATGCTGGCACTCCTGATAAAACGCCTTCACCTAAAAACGCACCATTAGCACCAGTAACGCCCAATGTTCCAACTCCACTACCACCTGTTAAGTTGGTTAATGTTGGCACAGCCGCACCAGTAGTTAAAGCCGCAGCCAAGGTTTCAGCACCAAGAGTACCACCTGCACCACCAAGAGCAAGATCAAGTTGAGCAAGTTCACCCATTGTTAAGCCAGTAGTACCAACAGTTCCTGCCGCACCACTAGCACCACCAAATAAACCCTCAAAACCACCACCAAAACCATAAGCTAAACCAGCAACTGCCGCCAGTTTAAGAACATCATTTTTTAGAGTGCTAGAAGATGCGCCTTGTGTGTAAAAAACAGGCTTACCAGATTCGTCAAAATTAACACCAAAACCAGTATTACCCTTGCCTTCGTAAGAGCCAGACCATAAATTATCTTTTGTACGCTCACCATAACCAGAGATTAACTTCTCACCTGTCATAGCGTTAATGATTCCATCATCGCCTTTGGCAACTTGCGTAATGTTTGTTACACCACTTTTAGCCAACTCATCTGCCATATACAAAGCGGCTTTTTCAGGAGGTAATCCACCCGTCCACGCCTCAGTAGTTCCTTGAGAAAGAATCTGATCCGCTAGTTTATTAACATTTTCAGCGGTATAAGTATTTGGAGCAGCCGCAACATAGCGTTCTTGCACCGCCTCAGTTGGCAAACCAACAGCCGCAGCCATTTGTGCAGGGGTGACGTTATATTCCTGCATTGCAGCAGCAATCTGGGCATCAGTCATGCCAGGATTTGCAAGCAGAAAATCTACAATTTGTGCGCTAGTTACAGCCATGATTGCTCCTTATTGTGGCTCAATGCCAAGTTCTTTGCGTATTTTTGTAGCTGAAATGGCATGAGTAGCCGCATCAAACGACTCTTGCTCTATTTTATATCCAACATCCCTACCATAGGTGATATTAACAATATTTGGCACAAGTTGTATCTCATACTGACCTTGATACAAAGGGTCAAGATCACGCTTAATAAAGTCTTTTACCTGATTAGCAGCAAATGGGTTAGAACCATTCCAACCCTGACAATCTCTAATCTGAATAACTACTTGACCAGTTTTAGCTAAGGCTCTCTCAAACAGCTTACGATGGCCTTCATGCCAAGGTTGCCATCTGCCAAGCATCTGTACAGTTTCTTTCTGCCAATCAAAGACAGGGCGTTGGCGGTTGTCCAAGATGTGTGCGGCAATAAACTCACCCCACTTTTCAGCCTTCTGCTCTGTGATCCTAAAGTCATACTGCTCTGGTGCAACAAACACCTTGTTTGTGTCCTCAAACCTACCCTTGTCAATGGTATCAACCCAGACAGTCCAATCTGCCTTGAAGTTGTTACGCATCTCAACTAGAGGGGCTACAAAGTCACAAATAACATAATCCACATCGTAACTATCGGCTAGGTCACGCATCCGCAAACTCTGACGAATGCGGCCTTCATGGGAAAAGTCCCAATCGTTGTATTTCTTACGCACATCATCAGCGTTCAGCCACATAACTGTTTTATGGTTGTTTTGCAGATGCTCAAGAACGTGCTGTGCAAGGTAAGTTTTACCAGCACCAGGCAAGCCCATGATTAAGATTCTTTTCATCCCTTGACCTTGTAAAGTTGTTTGATTGCAAACTCTGGTGCGGGTGTGCGCCAGAATTCTTTACCCGAATACTTTTCCCAAACTGATTTGGGCAGAATAGATGGACGTTCTTGCCATGTCACTTCTTTGCGTACTGTATGAAGACTCTTCATGTTTAAGGCTTTGTCATAGACTTCGTTCTCATACTCAACATTCTTGAAGTCATGGTCAAAATAAGGCTTGCCAATAAACCCATAAATCTCACGCATCACGTTCTCAGGTTGTTTGCATAGAGATTCATATTCCACCAACATAATCATGTCTGGGTTTAGCAGTAAACCTTCTTCTAAGAAGTAATAAGGCTTGACTACTTGGCCCTCCTTCTTCACATCCATTAGGGCATCGCACCTTGTGGTGACTGTTTGCCTAGCTTCATCGTCTGTTAGTGCCGCACCATACAAAGAGTTCTTGGCAGCAATACGCTCAAAGCTATCAAGTATCCAAGGCAAATCACGCACACAGCAAATGATTTTGGTCTGTGGGTAAAGCTCTTTCAATAGAGATGTTTTAGAAGTCCAACGTCTGCTAGTGTCAAATACTGTATTTGGCTTAACTTCTTTGTAGTAAGCATTAAATAAATCTTTAAGTATTTGCTTGCGTCTGTCTTCATCAATCAAATGGTTATTTTCGTTTTCTGTAATCACATTGATGGTTGAGATCACCAAACTTTGCATGGGCGAAGATATATCCGCATGGAACTCAGGGTTCTGACGCAAGATGGCCGAGAGCAGGGTTGAACCTGACCTTGGCAAACCTGAGATAAAGAAAAACTCTTTCATTCTGCTGGAATCCAATTGACTGTAGCTTCATCCCATTGATAGCGCACATTGCCACCATTCATAATCGCATCAGCAGGTCTTGGTACAGGTGCGGCCCATGTCATTGTGTCAGAGTAGCCAATCCAAGATGGATAAGGTTTACGGGCTTCATGTTCAGCAGCTCTCGCAGCGTTGTATTCTTCTTCAGTCAGAACTTGGAGAACACCCGCAATGCTTGTGTCGGCATCATCATCGCAAGTTCCATAGTATTTAGGCGCACTTAAATATGTTCCATTAGATGATGTTTGCACAGGCCATGCTGAACTGTCATGCCATAAATGAGTCCAACCCTTAACTGCTGGCATTGATGGGCCTGTGCGTTGTGGCTCAACTGTGCAAGGTATTTTTGTAACTGCATCTACTTCGGTAATACAAATGTACATTGTGATATTCCTTTATTAAACAGGAATTCTGCGGATGGCACGAACAGGGTTTTCATAACTCTTAGGGTAGCTGTTCTGTGAGCCATCGAAGAAAGAAACTGTTCTTGCGTTCGTAGCAGAAACCTCAGTGCTAGACCAATAATGGGTTGATGAGAAAAATTCTGTGCCTGTGCTACGAAAATCTGTGACTGACGTTTGAGCTGGTGTTCCTGTTGTGTAATTAGAAGTTCTTTCGGGAACTGAATTTGCATTTGTGCCTACTGATGTGACGTTTGATTGGGTTGTAGGTTTTAGGTTGTAGTAGCAAACTTCTAACTCGTTTCTTGCTGGCATATACCAGTCAGAAAAACCACCAATTACCAAATCATTACAGAAGTGTGCAGAGGGGTAAACTGTTGAGCTACCATCAGCTACCATGTCTGCCGTGTTTTGTGGGCCGTCTATAACACTATCTGCACCCGCAGTAGCTGTGGTTGCATTTTTATATTTTTTATTATTACTTTGGGCAGAAGCCACAGGCCCAATAATTAAGTAATGTGTTGCCGTACCGCTTACACCAATCTGACCAGCGTAAAAACCACCACCAAATGCCTCACCTATTGTTGTGGGGGCAATTGGCGTTACGCTGTTACTTGCTGCGCTTGCTGGGCCTGTTCCAACTGCATTGGTTGCAGTAACTGTAAATGTATAGCTTGTATTTGTTGTTAAACCCGTAACAGTAATTGTTCCTGAACCTGCTTGGCTCAATGTTCCTGTACCACCAGCGGGTGAAGATGTGGCTGTATAAGACGTAATAGCAGTTCCACCATCACTTGCTGGTGCTGTGTAAACCACAGTAGCCGTTGTTGGGCCTGTTTGAGTTGCTGTACCAATGGTAGGCGCACCTGGAACAGTAATAAAACTTCTTTGGTTCTGAAAAACTACTTGTAGTGCGCCACTCATGTTAAGCCACTCCCTGAGATAAGCCAAGTTGTTGAACTCATCTTGATTGCTGTTGCAGAACCATACTGAGCCAAAGTTCTTGATCCAGTTGTGCCAGCAGCAGACAAATACATTGTGTCTGTCGTGATTGCAATCGTAACAACTTCAGCAGTCATGTTGATAAAGGTTATTGCTGTTCCAACTGGGTAAGCAACAGAACTATTTGCAGGGATTGTGTATGTCCTTGCATTGGCATCACCAGATGGATGAAAGATATGCTTACCAGCATCAGCCAAAACTAATGTGTAGGCAGCAGATTGACTGTTCTGTGGGATATTTCTAAAACCAACAGAGTCTGTGCCATCAACTGTGCAATTACTTAATGTTCCACTTGTTGGCGTACCAAGTACAGGGGTTGTAAGTGTTGGAGATGTAAGAGTCTTGTTTGTCAGGGTTTCTGTGCCTGTCAAAGTAGCAAAGCCACTAGCAGTAAATGCCGCCTGAGTCCATGCCGATCCTGTCCACACATACAGAGTGTTTACTGAGTTGTTCCAGTACAAAGCACCCGTCAACAAGGCATTTCCATCGTTGTCAACAGTAGGAGCAGAAGACTTAGAACCTAAGTATCTGTCATCAAAAGAGTCATAACTTGCCGCTGCCGATGTTGCACTAGCTGCCGCATTTGTCTCACTTGTAGAGGCATTAGATGCACTTGTTGCCGCATTAGAAGCAGAGGTAGCCGCATTAGATGCAGAAGTAGCCGCAGCAGTAGTCGAACCAAATATCGAATCTATTTCAGTTTTGGTATAAGCATTTGTTATGTTATAGCCAGCAATAGTTGTAGGATTAGTTCCTGCCGTTGCCCGACCATAGGTATCAAAAGTTACAGATTGGTAAGTGCCTGGCGTAACACCAGAAGATGCCAAATCAATGTTGTCTCCATTGACAACAATACGGCTAGAAGATGCAGTTCCTACATTGAGAGTGTTACCTGTCTTTGTCAGGCCATCACCCGCAGTAATCTGACCCGCACCTGAGAACTGCGCCCATGTGATTGATGTGCTACCCAATGTCCCACCTGCATCTATTGTGCAGATAAAGCCAGAATCAGCGTTAGTTGTACCTTTTTCAACAAAGGTAAAAGCCGCTACCAACTCAGCATAAGTGTCTGCATCGGTTGTGCGTGTCCAAGAACCTGTTGCACACAAGTAAATACCATTGTTAGAAGCAGTAGACTGGTCTTTAACCAAGACCCGATCACCCGCAACAATCGAGATGCCATCAATGGTTTGTGCGCCAGACAAGGTGATGTTTGCAGTAGTAGCCGCAACAACAGAGGCTTTGGCATCAATACCTTGGGCTAGTGCATCCACATAACCCTTGGTAGCCGCATCAGAATCGTTTGTAGGGCTTGCCAAACCAGTAATGGTTGCCGATGTACTGCTATCCATATCCAATGCGCCAGAGATGGTCACATTGTTGAATGTAGAAGTGCCAGAAGCCGCAGTCACATTGCCTGTCAGGTTGCCAGTGACGTTACCTGTGACATTGCCTGTAACAGCACCCGTTAAGTTGCCTGTTACGTTACCTGTCACTGCACCTGTCAATGGGCCAGTAAAGCCTGTTGTAGCAGTAATGTTTGTGCCAGTAATAGCAAGGGCAGAAGAACCACCGATTACCACACCATTGATTGTTCCTGCACTAATGGCGGCAGAAGCAATCGTAGCGGCTGTGCTGACAGTAAGGTTGGTAAAAGTACCCGCTGCGGCAGTTGTTCCACCGATAACCGCACCATTTATAGTACCGCCAGTAATCGTGGCAGAAGAGTTATCTGTCTTTGTTGCTATGGCAGTAGCAATGTTATTGAACTCTGTGTCAATCTCAGTACCCTTAACAATCTTTAGAGGATTGCCAGGCGAGAGATTATCTTTGGTTGCAAAGTTAGTGGATTTTGAATAATTAGACATGGTTTATCCTATCTTGCCTTCTTTGGCTTGAAGTTCAATTTTCTGAATTGACAACTGAGTGCCATTGATAGTGGCTTCGTAACCAGTTTGTACGATTTTACCCGCACTTGAAGCATTACTTGTCAATGCTTTAATTGGGATACCGCTTGAGTAGTCTGCAACTGCATATTCACCAACCCCATACTCAAAGTAGCCTTGAGGTGGGATAAAGACGTTCTCTGACTGATAAGCACCTGAATAGTCAAAAGCCCACTTGATTGTGAGAAACTGATTAGAACCGCCAATCACCACGGCAGTAATAGACTTCAGAATGGAAATCTGATTAGGATTACCTAAGTCCGCATTGTTGGTGTAGTACAGGAATCGATAAGTAGAAGCATCATCGAGATAACCACCATACTTACCAATATAGCCGTTCTTTCCAATGTATAAGTCGCCATTACGCAACGATCTTAGTGCAGTTGGTGAAATACTGTCCCATTTGGTTACACGGGAAGCACCATCTTGCAGGGATTGTTTGGTATCAAAACAATAAACTTGCAAAGTAGCTGGTAGAACAAGCAGATAAAAAGCATTCTTCTCTGAATAAACAGATTTGACGTTTGCTAGTGTTTCTCCAGACAAAGAAGATTCCAAATCAAATCGAACATTCTTAGAAAGGTCTCGCAATGGAGCAGACTTCTCTTGAATGGTACGCATCAATGAGCGAACACCTGAGTCTGACAAGAAAACAACGTCAGTACCAATACTTTGTATGGTATCCCTAGCAATACACCCAATAGAGCCTACTGTGTCGCTCAGAACAAGAGAGGCAGGAGTAGAAGCACCAGAGTAAACAAGAATCTGCTTCTTACCAAAAATAAACAAGAAATCATTGTGAGCTGCCAAGCCCATAACTTCATCTGCACCATTAGGCCATACACGAGATACATCCAATGAACCTGAAGTGCCACCACCCCATACATGACCCGCAATCAGATCAGAAAAGGTAACAGTTACTTTGTCTGTAGATGTATTAGCTACCCATAAGCGACCAAAAGCAGAGATGCAGATGTTTGCTTGAGGAACTGTAGCTACATAACCAGACTTCTCAGAGACTCTGCGATAGGTAGTAGTACTTACTGCGGGATCATAGATGAGTGGATCGTGACCTGTTTGGAAGAAGTATGCAATGCCATTCAAGGATGCACACTGCCAGTTAGATGCTGAGATGGTAGGAGCAGAACCGCCACCACCATAGGTCAACTCAGTCACCGCATTAGCAGTACCAAGTTTAAATATCTTGTTGTTGCCAGCAAACAGAACTGTCAAAGTCCCATCGTTTTGGACTAATTCATGGATTACACCAACATCGTTAGCACCTAGATTGCCAGAGGAAGAGTTAACCCTTGTCCAACCTTTTCTAGCACCAATACGACCATACTGATCCAAGATGCAGTTAGTCGCAACCAAAGCAAATCCTGCCCCTAAATCAAGGGGAGAATCTTCAGTATTCAGGCCATAAAAGCCTGGCGCTGAGAGACTATAACTTTGGAGTGCTGATGCCATTAGACCGCCACAAAGTTGTCTTCAGGATAACGAGTGCTTTCCAATGCAATAGCATCAGAGAGCATTCCTCTGAACAAAGCATAAGCCTCATTAGAGTTTGTTCCACCATCCTCACCACGCTCAATCAAAGCACGAGAATAGGCACTTTGAGCAACCAAATAATCAAGAACCTTGACAGAAGTGCCATCAGCAGACAGATTAGCCTGTGGGACAGTTACATCAAATTTAAGTGTATATACGCCATTAGGAACTGGGAACAAATCAATCTTTGTGTCGCCATTGCCATCTACACCACTAAAGCAGAACTCTGAAGGAATAGACTGTGAAGGCGTACCAAAGTTTAGCTTGCGGTTCATATCCGCAACAGTAGTGTTATCTAAAGTAATAACACTTGTAGTATTGATAGCATCGTTAACACGAAACTTCTGACCAACACCTGTCAAAGCATAAGAACTTGTGCCAGAGGTAGTAGTAACTGTAATTGTTTGAGATAAGACATTCCATGAATAAGCATCTTCAATCTGACGCTTACCATCATTGACAAACTTGCCAATCAAAGCAGAATAGGCGGTTTCGCCAACAGTAGATACTGTGCTTTCACGCAAGCGAACTAGCACATCGTTAACAAGTTCTAAATAGGTCATGTTCGTTGCGCTCCTGATACTTCAAATGTGGCAATAAAACTGAATGTACTTGCACTTTGAGTAGTAATTTGAATTCTATCGCCTTCTTCTAAAACGATATAAGCATTGCCATCAAACTGAAGGTATTGCTTAGATGTAAAGTCGTAATTAGTAAGAATATCCAAGGTTGTGGCAGCACTTGCGTCATACCATTGAACAGTAATGTGCTTAGTCGAACCACCAGTATTGTGAATGTACATCACAGTAAACTTGGCGTAATAACCCGTAGGAACTGTATAAACAGTTGTCAGCGTTGCGGCTGTTGGGTTAACTCCGACAGATACTGGTCTCACTTCATATTCCTCTTAGAGATCGCTTTAGCCTTAGCTTTAGCGTCTTCCTTGGACGTTGCGCCCCAAGCTCTAAGAGAAAGTAAAAGTCGGGTAGGCTTTCCATCTTTCATCTCAGCGCCAGGCATATTGCCCATTCGTGCTAAAAAGGATGCCCTACGAGGGTTATCTCCCGACTTAACTGGTGGTTTTAAATTGCCACCTGTTTCTGCATTATACGATGCTCTTCCTTTGGCATTCAAGCCCCCCTTGGGGTTTTTTCCTTCTTTTGTTTGCCAAACAGGAGATTTCATTTCTTCTTTGCGGTCTTAGCCGCAGCCTTAAATGCCGCCTCAGTAGGTGCGCCTTTAGAACCAACCTTACGCATCTTTTCCTTAGAACCCGCTTTGATGCGTTCTTGTTTGGCATTGATGTTAGCGTATAGACCTTGTTTCATTTCTTTTTAGCCTTCCCTGCTTCGGATAAAGCAATAGCAATGGCCTGTTTTGGATTAGTAACGACCTTTTTATTGGTAGTCAACTTGCCCTTACCAAACTCAGTCATCACTTTGCTGATCTTCTTTTGGGCTTTAGTTTTCATATCAATACATGATCTTGGCAGTAATTGTGCCAGTTACATAAACTGTGCAATTGGCTCTTAAATACTTAGGAGCGTTAGCAATAGTAATAATGCCATCACCAGTTAAGGCCGTACCAATCGTTGAATATGTTACCCCGTCCAAACTGCCTTGCAAAGCAACAGTAGCACTTGTGATGCCTGAAACTTGTAAGAATGCGGGTTGACCAGGATCGACTTGAACTGCGGTTGATGCGCCAGTAGCGACAACGGCATTCAAAAGTGTAATTGGAGCAGCTATAGCCATTATTTACCCCTTGTAGATTTTTTCATCATGTTGGTAGCAGTACGACCACCACGGGTAGGCATAGCTTTAGGCTTACCAATAGCAATCATTACAGTAACGGGCATAGATTTCTTCTTGCCATACTCTTTGGCTTCTTTCTCGCCTTTTTCTGTGTATGGGAATTTCTTGTTTCCAACTTGTGGCATATAAATCCTTATCGAACTAGCTTGGTTGCAATGAAAGAAATGATACCGCCAACAACAGAGGCGATTGCCATTCCAACGAAAAAGCCACCTTTAGACTTGTTTGCCATTTCTAAAAGCGTTTTAATATCTTGGCGAAGTGCGTGAACTTCTGTTTGAAGAGCCTCAACTTGAGCTTCCAATTTGCCAAATTCTCTTGGATCAATTTCCGACATTTTCAACCTCTTTCTTTGGTCTTCCAACCTTAGGTTTGTCTTCAACTTTCTTTGGAGTTTCCTCAACTAGGACGTATCCTTCGTGACCTTTCATGCTATCAATATCATGTTGATAGGTGAAAGTAACTGTGTTTCCCGACTTTAAGCAACGAAAAGTAGCCATAAAAACTCCAAAAAAAGGGGGGTATTAGCCCCCTTTAATTAAACTGCACGACCAATAATTAAGGTCAATGTAGT